GACCGCTACTATTTCGCTACAAAGACAACAAAAGAACGCTTGGAATAACTTCTGTGACTGGGTAACCAGTACTAACAACCGACTGTATGTTGGTTGGTTCGGAGTCCTTATGGTTCCAACACTTATCGCAGCAACAACTTGTTTTATTATTGCATTTATTGCAGCACCACCCGTAGACATTGATGGCATTCGTGAACCAGTTGCAGGATCGCTCCTGTACGGAAATAACATTATATCGGGAGCAGTTGTCCCGTCTTCAAACGCTATCGGCTTGCACTTCTACCCAATCTGGGAAGCAGCAAGTCTCGATGAATGGCTGTACAACGGCGGACCATTTCAACTGGTCGTCTTTCACTTCCTTATCGGTATCTATGCTTACATGGGACGCGAATGGGAACTTAGCTACCGACTTGGTATGAGGCCCTGGATCTTTGTTGCATACTCCGCACCCGTGGCAGCGGCATCCGCTGTATTCCTTGTTTATCCCTTTGGACAAGGTTCTTTTTCAGACGCTATGCCTCTTGGCATTTCCGGTACTTTTAATTATATGTTGGTTTTCCAAGCCGAGCACAACATCCTCATGCACCCCTTCCACATGTTGGGAGTTGCTGGTGTTTTTGGTGGTAGCTTGTTCTCAGCTATGCATGGATCTTTGGTCACGTCTTCCCTTGTACGTGAGACAACTGAAACTGAAAGCCAGAACTATGGTTACAAGTTCGGACAAGAAGAAGAGACTTATAACATTGTTGCAGCCCATGGCTACTTCGGTCGTCTCATTTTTCAATATGCGTCTTTTAATAATAGCCGTAGCTTGCACTTCTTTCTCGCTGCTTGGCCTGTCGTGGGTATCTGGTTTACTGCTCTTGGGGTTAGTACTATGGCATTCAACTTGAATGGCTTTAACTTTAACCAATCAATTCAGTCCAGTGATGGGCATGTCGTCAGTACTTGGGCTGACATCTTGAACCGTGCTGGTCTTGGTATGGAAGTAATGCATGAACGTAATGCACACAACTTCCCCCTTGACCTTGCATCAACTAGCTCTACACCTGTTGCCTTAGTGGCACCTGTGATCGGCTAATACACACACTTAACTTTAATAATAAAAAACATGGCACAACAAAAAAAAGGCTCAGCTAAACCCACTCCTTTGACACCACAACCCACTCCCGAAGATAAGAAAAAAGATCTTCGTTACGTACATAACACAAACTAAATAGTTGGAGAGGCACCTCAGAGTCGGACCTCTCCTTCATTGGCGTTGGCCCGTACGCGGACACCCTTCGCCGTCTAGACGGTGGGATAGACCACAAATTTTAAGCAACAAACTCTGAACGTTCAGAGAGTAAACAACATTTTTATTCTCTACTAATGGCACAACAAAATAGTAACGAACCACTGGCCGATCTTACACGGCCTGGTCGATCTAATGGCGGGACGACTGATGCCCGCGAACTTTATCTTAAACTCTTCTCAGGAGAGATGTTTAAAGGTTTCCAGCGTAATACAATCGCTCGTGACCTTATTATGAAGCGCACCCTAAAGGGCGGCAAATCATTGCAGTTTATTTATACTGGTCGTACCAAGGCTGAATTCCATACGCCTGGAAATTCCATTTTAGGTAACAGTGACCAGGCACCTCCTGTCGCTGAGAAGACTATTACCTGCGATCAGCTTCTTATCTCCAGCGCATTTTTGTATGAATTGGATGAGGTTCTTAGCCACTATGACCTGCGCTCTGAGATCTCCCGCAAGATTGGTTATGCACTCGCTGAGAAGTATGACCGTTTGATCTTCCGTGCTATCTCCAACGGTGCACGTAAGGCATCCCCTGTCTCCATGTCAGGCTTTGCCGAGCCGGGTGGTACTCAGATCCGTGTTGGCACTGCTGCTGACGCTGACGACGCTCTGGATGACGGCAATCTGGTAAATGCGTTCTATGACGCAGCTGCTGCTATGGATGAAAAGGGAGTGAGTAATGATGGCCGCGTGGCTGTCATTAACCCACGTCAGTACTACGCACTGATCCAGGGTGCATCTTCTAACGGTCTTATTAACCGTGATGTCCAAGGCTCCTCACTGCAAAGCGGTGAAGGTGTTGTGGAGATTGCTGGTATCAAGATCTACAAGTCGATGAACGTACCGTTCTTCAGCAAGTACGGTACCAAGTACGCGCCGGCTTCTAGCCCAACTGCTGCTACCGATCCCGCAACCACGTCTCCCACTAACACTGGTGACTTTGTGGACGTGGACATCGAAGATGGCCGTAAGGCAAACGTTACTGGCGTCGAGAACGAGTATGGCCAAGCCTCTAACTTCGCCAACAGCTGCGGTCTGATCTTCCAGCGTGAAGCTGCTGGTTGCGTCGAAGCTATCGCTCCCCAGGTCCAAGTGACTTCAGGTGACGTTTCTGTCATCTATCAGGGTGACGTAATCCTTGGCCGTTTGGCTATGGGTGCTGACTACGTGAATCCAGCTGCTTGTGTCGAGCTGTACGCCGGTACTGCTACTGCACCTACTGCATTCTAATTTATATTACATTGGGAGTCTCTTCGGAGGCTCCTTTTTTTTAATTCTTTATTGAGAATAATACTCATTATCAATTTATGGCCTTCCCTACTACTGGCTCCAATACTGAGCTACAAGCTGTTAATCAGATCCTGGCGTCAGTTGGTCAGGCTCCTGTCACTACATTGACAACTGATGTAACTTTCGTACTTGACAAATCTACAACTTTTACTGGTTCTATTACCGGTACTACTCTTACTACTACTACAGCTGATATTCCAGTCGGTTCTTATATCGGCGGACCTAATGTAACTACTGGCACATCTATTGCCGTTGCAGGTGTAGAAGCAACACCAGCTACAGATCCTGTTACATATGATTACACTGTTAATATTTCTCAGACTGTTACCAGTCAGACTTTAACAAAAGCTGTTTCTAAAAGTAGAGTTGAAACACAAACCAACCCGGACGTTGCGATTGCACTTAATACCTTGAGAGAAGTGTCACGCGAAGTACAATCAGAAGGATGGAGTTTTAATAAAGAAGCTGATTATCCTATTACACCAGATTCATCCAATGAAGTAGTTATTGCTAACAATATACTTCAAATGGATTTAAATAAATCTTATTCACAAAATTTAGATAGAGATAGTATTAATCGTGAAGGCAAACTTTATGATAAAACTGCACATTCTTTTGTCTGGAAAGATGACAAATTGTATGTAGATGTCATTTGGTATTTTGATTGGTCTAGTATTCCTACTGTCATCCAATCCTTTATTACTGCACGAGCTGCTGCAATTGTATCTAGTAGGATTATTGGTGATCCAAATCAATATCAAATTTTAATACAAAAAGAAGCTTTTGCTAAATCTACAGCTTTAGAATACGAATGTAACCAAGGAGATTATACCTTCTTTGGTAGTCCTAAAGGTGGTAATTTTTATCAAAGCTATCAACCGTTCCATACTTTACAACGCTAATGCCAGCAGTAACTCAGTCAATACCAAATTTTCTTGGTGGTGTCTCCAGACAAAATGATGACAAAAAATTATTAGGACAAGTAACTGAGTGTGTCAACGGTTACCCAGATCCTACCTACGGTCTATTAAAAAGACCAGGTATGAAATTTACCAATACTTTACAAAAAGCTGACGGCACTAACTTTACTGAAACTGAATTAAATGGTGCAGTATGGTTTTTTATGGAACGTGATGCTGCTGGTTCATACATTGGTGCTATTAAAGATAATAACATTTATGTATGGACAGCATTAAATGGTACATGGTGTACAGTTACCAATAATGCTGATGCATATTTAACTGGTACTACTAAAAATGATTATCATTTCCGTAGTATTCAAGACACTACAATTATTACTAATAAAACTGTCACTGCTGCTATGCAGCCAAATGGTACTTTTACACCTAAAACTGTTGCTACACTTAAACTCGTTACACTTGTAGAAACTTATATTTATACAGTTACTATTCAGGATATAGAAACTACAGTAACGGCTCAAAATAGTACAACATTTGATGACATGTTGATATATGATGCTGCCGATGAAAATACAAATCATCATCTTATTGATAGCATTAAAGATACTATTGAGGCACAACACACAGCAAGTAATGCAGATTTTGATGGTATTTGGTATCTAGAAGGTTATCCTGATAGTATTGTTATTAAACGTGGTACAGGTACTAATGCAGTTGTAACTGATTATAGTGCTGTCGCTGGTACTCCTGTAGCTTTTGAAATAGATGCTAGAGGAGGTTTGAATAATGCTTCTATAGAAGCGTTTGAAGATGAAGTAGCTAATGCTGCTAAACTTCCCGTAGAATCTTTTGGTGGTCATCATGTAACAGTTAGTAATACAACTAATTCTGAAGATGATTATCATGTAGAATTTGTTGCATACGATACTACGCTTAATAGAGGTAGAGGTTATTGGGAAGAGACAATCGCTCGTGATGTATCTCCTGGGTTAGATGCAGCAACTATGCCGCATGAACTGGTAAATACAGGTGCGACGACATTTACATTTGACGCTATTACATGGTCAGCACGTGAAGCAGGTAATGACGACACTAGTCCTTTACCGTCTTTTATTGGTGAAAGCATTACAAGTACTTTTTTCTATTCTAATAGATTTGGGTTGTTATCACAAGACAACATATTCTTTGGAGTAGCAAATGATAATTATAATTTTTTTGTCAAATCA